TGGGTTGTAGTGTTCACCCAAAAGAGGACTTTAACTTTAGTGTTGAAGATTATTCAGAAGAAGAAAAAGAGGTTGTTAAATTATTACAATTCTTAAAGGAAACTGACTATGAACAATTTGAAGCAGTAGTTGGTTCTATGAGGGGGGCAACAGAAGCCGAAATAAAAAGAAGAAACCACAAAACCCCAACAATCTATTTCAAGTATGAAAGGGTATTATCAGGAGCACCTGATAGAGATTTCTGTATGTCTATTGAGAACAGATATTTCCGTAGATTAGAAATAGATTTATTAAGGGATACAAATGTTGAGTTTGGACACGAAAGACAACCATACTCAAAGTGGTTATACAAGGGTGGACCGAATTGTGTTCATGCTTGGAGAAGGTATTTGGTTCAGGGGGATGTTGTTGCAGACCAAGGCATGGCTGATGGTACTGCAGGTATTCCACCAAAACAATTACCAAACAATGGTTATTACTCACCAGAAACAAAAAGAAAGAGTGAGGTGGCTTATATCATATCTCAACAGAATATGTCCAAACAGGAGTTCTCTGTTGATGATGAAAAGAGAATGGTATACTCACCATTGATGATACCAAATATTCTTATACCAAGATTGGATGAAGATACAAATGAAAAATACTTTGTTAAGTTCACCCCATCTGTTATAGAGAAAATACAAAATCTTTATATGATTGAAAAAAGATTAGACCAAACTAATTATGAACACACTGATAAAAAGATTGAATCTGTTGTGATGGTAGAGAGTTGGTTAGTATCTGGTGAATCAGATAAAGCATATCAATTAGGTTTCAGCAGGGGTGATATACCTGATGGGACTTGGATGGGTGGATTTAAGGTATTAGATACACCTGAAGGAGACAACATTTGGAACAACTACATAAAGACAGGTAAGGTTAAAGGGTTTAGCGTTGAGGGTAATTTCTTAATGAACTTTTCGCGCCTAAAAACTGATGAGTATTTATTAGATGAAATCATAAACATTATTAAACAAATAACAGATTAAAAAGATTATGGATGCAACAACAGCAATCAATAATATCCGTAAAATGTTAGGATTACAATTTAAGAAAGAGACCTTCATGTCTACTTTCCTTATTGATGGAGCCACAGAGGTTACAAACAATATGGAAGAAGATTTTCAAGTAGGTCAAACTCTTTATGTAGTCAAAGAATCCACACTTGCACCAGCACCTGAAGGTAGTCACACTACAAGAGATGGTTTGGTTATTTCAGTTGACTCTGAATCTACCATCATCGCTATTGTATCAGAAGACAAATCTACAGATGCAGAGGTTGAACAAGAATCAAGTAAAGACATGAACTACACCGAAGCAAGAGATGCTCAAGGACAACTCCTTGAATCAAGTACTTTTGATGTAGGTGAAGATGTGTTTTTAGTTAAGGATGATGGTAGTAAAGTACCAGCACCTGATGGGGAACACCAAGTGGTATTGAAAGATACAAGTGGAAACGAGAATAAGATTAGAATTCAAGTATTAGATGGTAAAATCATTCAGCGTGAAAATGTTGAAGGTATGATGAAACCACAAATGATGAATGCTGACTTTTCAAAAGACATTGAGGATATTAAATTATCATTAAACAACCTCCTTGAGTTGGTTGGTTCTATGAACGGAAAATTCAAGACAGAGTTAAACTCATTAAAAACCGATTTTGATACATTTAAGAAATTACCAGAAAGAAAATCAGTAGAGGAAAAAAAGACCTACACTGAATCATTTGCTGATTACAGATTAAACCTTATCAAAAATCAATTAAAAAAATAAATTAAAACAATGGAAAACAATAAGAAAAAATTATCATTTGCTTATGACTTGTCTAACTTACCTGTGTATAACTCATATGGTTCAGATATGTTGATTAAAGCAATTTTGGGATTGACCTTACCAAAGTATGCTTCAATTAGAGCAAACTTGAAAGGTACTACTGAAAAAGTAGGTTTTGTAACAAACGATATTTATTTACAGGATTTGAGTTGTGGATTTGACCCATCAGGTACAACTACACAATCATTGGTTACTGTAGATTTATGTAATAAAAAATTAAATCAGACACTTTGTCCATACTCTTTGTATGATACTTACTTGTCTCAATCTTTATCAAATGCGAATTTCCAAGAGACAGTTCCATTTGAAGAGGTAATCTTAACAGATATTTCTAACAGAATTGCAAACCAAGTTGAAAAGCAATTGTGGCAGAACACCACTACTACTGGTGGAACTTATGGTTCGGCTTGTTTCGCAGGTGTTGGTCAGTTGATTACATCAGGTAATGGTGCTACCCAAATCGCTTACTCTGCTGCTACACCTTCTAATGGTTTAGATGTATTCACAACTATCTACCAAAACATTCCAGCGAATGTATTACATTTGGATGACTTGGTGATTTTCACATCATACTCTAACTATAGAGGTTTGGTTGCTTCTATGAGAAACAACTCATTCGTGAACTTGTTCACAATGGACACTGCTGGTTCTACAAGTGGTGAGGATTGGGCATTGATGCTTCCAGGTTCAAATGTTAAAGTAATCCCAACTGTAGGTTTGGATGGTGTTTCTGCATACTACGCAGGTCCTGCTTCTTACTACATGGTTGGTATGAACGCTGAAATGCAGACAATCAAAGCAATCTATGACCCATTTGAGGACATCGTGAAAATCAACGCACATGTTACTTATGGTTTAGGTATTTTTGATGTAGCGTCTTTCTGCTTGTGTAAATAATCTTGTGGTCTATATCCTCCTTTCTTAATACAAAGTTATGGAGATTGGGGGATATAACCAAATAAAATAAAACAAAAAATATAAAATAGAAAATTATGGCATCATGTTATATTAGTACTGGTTATACTTTGGATTGCAGAACCTCATCTACAGGTGGTATCAAAACCATGTGGGTATTAGGTGGTTCAGGTAATACAATCACTGGATATACAGTTACAAACTCACAGGTTACAGCAATCGGTGGAACAGGTACTTGGTTCAAGTTTGAATTACCAAAACAATCAGGTTCTTTGAGTGAAACTTTGGGTGTAAACACTACATCTCAATCTGTTACTTTCCAACCTGAAATTGTTGTAAACTTACCGAAACTTAATACTCAATTAAGAGATACCTTTGTAGATTTGGTATCACAAAATGAAATCTACGCTTTGATTGAAGATAACAACAACAGATACTGGTTGGTATTCTTGGATAATGGTGGTTTAGTTACTGCTGGTTCATTGAACACAGGACAACAATACACCGACTTGAACGGAGCAACCGCTCTTACTATGACTGGTGGAGAACCAACATCTATCCGTGAGGTTGATGTTACTACTACCATCGCAGCAGTATTCACTACTGGTGGTTTCACTTTCCAATCATAAAAAAAACACAAGATACAAGGGGAGATAAAAACTCCCCTTTTGTCTTTAAGCCTGATATATTTATTATAATATGCCACCAAATCCGTATAGAAGACAACCCAACATCAATGATATGATGTATCCAAAAGGGTCAAAACAGCCAAGACAAGTGTGGGCTGCTGTAATGAATGTGTATAAAGCACCTGAAACAACACCAGCGGTTACCCCAAGTCCAACAGGTACAGCAAATCCAACACCAACTCCGAGTGTAACCCCTACATTAACAAACACGCCAACGAATACGGGAACACCAACACAGACCCCAACAACATCTGTGACTCCAACAAATACTGGTAGTCCGACACCGACACCAACTCCAACAACTCCAAAAGTTATATTGAGTGGTGGAACTGTTACTGATGCTGGTGGTTTTAGAACACACACATTTACTGCAGCAACATCTACTTTAACAGTAATACAAGGTGGTCCTGTAACTTTATTGATGGTCGCTGGTGGTGGTGGAGGTGGTGGAGGTAAAAGTGTCGGTGGAACAGGTGGAGGCGGTGGTGGCGGTGGTCAAATATACACAGCATTTACAATTACTACAGGTGGAACAATTACTATTGGTAGTGGTGGTGGAGGTGGTGGTAATTCATCACCAGGAACACAAGGACAAAATACAACAGGATTAGGATTTACCGCTATAGGTGGTGGATTTGGTGGTGCTGGTGGAGTTACTGGTGGTGCTGGAGGTAATGGTGGTAATGGTGGTGGCGGAGGTTGTGGAGATGCTAATAATGGTAATATACAAGGAGCTGGTGGTAATGGAACTGTAGGACAAGGAAATAATGGTGCTGCTGGTGCTGGTAATGGTGGTTCATCAAATAATCAGGCAGGATATTCTATTGGTGGAACAGGATTAGGTTGTGCCGCAAGTGGTGCAAATAATGGTGCTAATGGTGATGCTAACACAGGAAATGGTGGAGGTGGTGCTCGTGGTTCAACAGGTATAAGTGGTTCAGGTGGTTCAGGTATAGTTAAAATAACCTACGCACTATAAACTAATGTATAAAGTTGGGGATATAGCCTTTGATGAATATTATGTTAAAAGTGTTGAATTGGAATTAGACACTTGTGATTTAACAATAAAGGTTATATTTCATAAAGATAAAATTGAAAGAGAAAGACACTACAAGATACAAACAGATTGTAATGTTGATATAAATGAATTGATTAAAAACTTGGGTGATATATTAAAAGATGAGTAGAATATTTTATAGAAAAAAGTTTAGTGATTATCTTGGTGAACAAAGAGCAATAGATGATATAGTTCAATTCTATATCCCTGATGGTGGAGTTACACCAACACCTACTCCTGTACCTGTAACACCTACGCCTACTCCAAGTATTACACCTACTAACACAATCACTCCAACACCTTCTATTACGCCTACTAATACTCCAAGTGTAACACCTACATCAACACTTACGCCTACACCGAGTATTACACCAACCAATACAAATACTCCAACAACTACTACAACCCCTACGGTTACTCCTACGAACACCAATACTCCAAGTGTAACGCCAACCATCACTCCTACAAATACAGGTAGTCCTACACCTACACCGACTTTAACACCTACTCCAAGTGTTAGTCCTGGTCCATCATTTGACCCTGATGCCACAACATATATTAACGCAGTTATTGCTGCTGGTGGGACATTATCACCAACACAACAAACAGCAATTGATACTTTTTATGTTGGGTTAAAGGCTGATGGAATATACAATAAGTTTTATTACCTACATTTATTCTTTGGTGGAACTGCTGGCTCAAATGCTATAAATGCCAAAAATCCTGGAACATATAATTTAAGTTTCCAAGGCACTTGGACACATAGTGTAACAGGTTCAACTACAATACAGAATAACGCAAACTATGCTGAAAGTGGATTTGTAATTTCTTCAGCATCACCATCTACAACTGAAACTGACTTTAGTTTTGGTATTATGATGAGTAATAGAAACATTCCAATAACATCTTATCAATATCAAGGTATAGGAACAAATACATCAAATTATATGATTATTGGTATAGACTGGGTTCAACTCATAGGTATTGATAATTATTGGTCGGCACAACAATCTTTATCAATACCAGCAGGAGGAAAAAGTGGTGTTTGGAATAGTTCAAGCCGTTCAGGTTCTACCGCTTGGTATGTTGCGGCATTATTTAATGGAACATCAATTTCATCTGGTTTAACAAAATCAGCAGTCCAAACATCAACATTTACACCATCAGCAACGGCTTATGACTTAAACTTGTTTAGAGTAAATGGATTAAATAATTTTACTATTGGAGGTAATGCTTTATTGAATTACGCATCAACTTATTTATCACCGACAGAAATTGATAGTTTCGCACAAAGAGCGAATACATTACAAGTAGCATTCGCAAGAAATATATTTACATAAGATGATAATACTACAAGAAGGATATAACAACGCAAACGCAACTTGTTCAAGAAACAAAAACTTGACTGGTTCTGTTTGTTATTTGTTCAGTTTCAAACACAAACTCTCACAAGAGGTTTGGAGGCTCGTACCATACAGAATACCACCAAGTGTGGGATATGCTCCTGGATACGACTTATTTAGTATTACAATAGACCCCAGTCAACCTGAAGCCTATTTGACTGGGGCAACAACAACAGGACAAACAAATGTTCACTTAATTGAAGGTGAGTATTATGTTAAAGTGTGGGAACAATCCTCATCTTTATCAGGAAATACAAACCCCAATCTTGCCTATGATGTTGTTTATGAGACCATTGCTCAAGTTAACTATTCAGGGAACACTAACCCTATCACTTACTCTGGAACAAGTGATATTTATAAAATATACGAAGGATGATAAATATTGAAAAACTAAACTTTGGTGTAAACACCATCACATCATTTACGGAGGTAGTATCAAAGAATACACCCTTTGTGAGTTGGGGTGTGGATAACTTATTTCCAAATGAGTTGTATATGTTATTGGACGCATCACCAATTCACAACTCTGCTGTTAGAGCAAGGGTAGATAATTCTGTTGGTTCAGGATACATCAATGACTATAAGATTAACTCAAAACAATACATCAATGATGTTGCCAAGCAAATGTTCTTTGAGTTGATTGTAACGGGTAATTTGTTCTTGGAGGTTGTTTGGAGAAAAGATAGAAAAGAAGGACTTGCTGGTTTCCATGTTATTCCATCAAAGTATATGAGGGTTCATAAACCTGAACATCCAGGTGAACCATCAACAAAAT